TTTTTATCATAAAGATATCTTTCCCATACTCTTTTATATTCTTCGCTTGGCGTATCTGCAAATTGTAAGTCATAATTATAGACTGTTTGCAGATATTTCCAGTTACTCAATACAATACGAGTGCTGCGTGATTGATACCATCCGCCATTATACCATAGCCAACCATTCTCCAATGCTTCACGCTCTTCATGCGGTTCGCATTGTAGATTTGCATGATATAATTGCAGATTATGTTTTTCCTGACTGCCAAAGTAGTGGCTATAAGTAATCTTCATATGGTTAATTATATAGATTTAGATACTGCAAAGCAAGATTTAAGTGATTGGATTATCAACTTCCTTGATGTTCCACAAGCAACACTAAACAATATTGCGCCATGCCCATTTGCAAAAGCTGCGTTAGTTAATGGCAAGATTCGGTTTGTAATTGGCAGTGACAGTGTAGTTCAAGATATGCTGCAACTTAATGATCAGTGGGATAGTGATTATGAAGGCGTTGTATTAATCTATCCAAGCGATATTAATGCAGAAAATTTTAGTGATAGTGTTGAATATGTAAACAACTTATTCTATCGTCACAGTGGGTTGCTTGCACTAGAAGATCATCCGCAGATTCCAGAAGCAATTGCTGGTTTGCAGTTTAACAATCACAAATATGCAATCGTTATTGTTCAACGAGCAGAGAAATTACGCAAGGCAAGCGAGATGTTAGTTAAGCGTGGATATTATAAACATTGGACACAGTTTGATTTAGATTCTGTTGTTGGATGGAGATGGTAATTGTATAGCGTTTACCAACATTGGGATAAACTTAAAACTTGCGTAGTCGGCAAAAGCTATCCACCGCAATTTTATAGCTTTATTAAAAATCCAAAGCTGCGTAATTTATTTGAAAAAATTGCTATTGAAACAGAAGAAGATTTAGACAACTTAGAAAAGTTATTACAGAAGTTTAATGTAAAAACTATTAGACCATTAGTTCCACATGTTGATGCTATTGAACATATTAATAAAGGCGAGCGTATCCCTGCTCCAATCAGTATGATTCCGCGAGATCAAATGATTATGATTGGCAATACTTTTTTATTATTTCCTTATGATAGAATATATTCAAAAGCAAGTGGCCAACGATTTTCAAAAACTCTCGCTGAACAATATCAAGTCATAGATGAAACTAAAAAATTAGATTGGTGGAGTCCTATAAAAGATAATGTAATTAACGCAAATAATATTATAATTGAAAATGCATGGGATGAATTATTAAAAGTTCTTCCAGCAAATGGCATAACTCGCTGTGGAAAAGATTTATATTTTGGAATAGATAAAAACCCATTATTAAAGGTTGGGTTAAAAAAGTTACAGAAAAAATATTTTAGCAATTATAGATGCCACGAAGTACCAACACATGGTCATACTGATGGAGTTTATATGCCAGTTGTGCCTGGTTTAATTGTTAGCACTGTTCATGCAGATGAGATATCTTATGATAAAGAATTTCCTGATTGGGAAATTGTTAATATCATTGGAGAAGGTTGGGGAAAAACAGCAATGTGGTCTCAACTTAAAATAAAAAACAATGGCGCATGGTGGATTAAAGGGCATGAAGCCGATGATGAATTAATTAATTTTGTAGAAACTTGGCTACGAGATTGGGTTGGTTATGTCGAAGAAAGTGTATTCGATGTCAACATGTTAATGATTGACGAACACAATGTTATTTGCAACGGATATAATAAAACAGTGTTTGATGCGTTTGAGCGATATAAAATAACTCCGCATATATTAAATTTACGACACCGTTATTTTTGGGATGGCGGTATCCATTGTTCTACACTAGATTTAGATCGTGAAGGAACTATGCAAGATTATTTTCCATCACGAAAATAATTGGCGATCTCGGAGCGATTCGAACGCCCGACCTGTGGAGTAGAAATCCATTGCTCTATCCAACTGAGCTACGAGACCGTAATATTGAATATATCATTAATGATACTATCTGTCAATTCATTTTCAAGATAAAATTCATCAACAAGATAAGTCACACTGTTACTTAATCTGCGCGGAACTAATTCTTCTGCAATTCGAATGCTTTTATCATGCGGTATTTTTTCAATAGCGGTGTGATGTCGTTGGTCAATAACCATAACTAGTGGCTTATTAAATTTATAAATCTTACTAAGATTTGCAGCACGACTTGTTAGGTAAGCACTGTAGCCAGGCTGAATGAACTGACGAGTATAAGGCGTGTCTGCAATTATTTCTTGTTCACTGATGACTTTGATATCACCAATGTTAGAAAATATTTTAGTTATTTTTAATGGATTTTCTGCAAGAACTAATATCTTCATTTCACGCCTAAAAAAATAATGGCGGTGAGGGTGGGATTCGAACCCACGGAACCAGTTACGGTTCGCTCAGTTAGCAACCGAGTGCTTTCGGCCTCTCAGCCACCTCACCGTATATAAAAAATGGTAGGCAATGACAGAATCGAACTGCCGTAGCCGCTGTGTAAAAGCGGAGTTTTACCATTAAACTAATCGCCCATTTCTTATATTCTTAATATACTTATATTTTGTAAATTTGTCAAGCATTATTTTAAATAAATAAATGTAAATTGAGGGTTAAAAAAATGTCAACAGACCGTTACATCTTCGTCCAATATCTGTTTTTTCCCCAAGATGAAACTTTCATCGATATGGATAGTTGGGCAGCATCTAATCTGTCAGCAGATGAATTAATTGAATATAATACCGCAAAAGAAAATCAAGACAATGTAAGCCCTAAACAAAGTTTTATAGAAAAAGGACTTCTAGTAGCAGAAAGACATACTGATAAGAATGGCGAGAAAACTACTAAAAATTATACAAATATTGATCCGCCAGAAGGTATTGTTGTTAGACGAAAACCATTAGAAAATAATTCATCTGAAGAAACATGGGCGTCTGACGAAGATTGGCACGAGAATAAAGTTGATATAGAACCAGATAGTACTTGGCATAATTATTTTCAAAGATGGTTAACTGAAACAAACCAAAGAATGGAAATAATTGTTAGAGATACTTTTCCACTTTAATCAAATATAGTTTTTATATTCGCATACAAAACTTCTGCCATTATTTTATGACCAAGTTCGCTTGGGTGGCCATCATCTAATACACTCTTTGGTGTAAATCCAATAAAGTCGCACATGGTCATTTTTAAAAAAAACTCAGTATTAATACTTTCTATATATTTTTGATCTAGTTCTGATAAGTTTCTTTGCAAAATTCTGTTAGTATCAAGAGCATTAAACATTAAATATTTTATTGAATTTGATTTTAAGTATTCTTGCATTACTACAATACTGCGCAGATAATTTGTAAAGTAATATTCATCATTATAATATCGTTTCCAAAATGATTCAATGAATGATGAGGCTTCATCTTTAAATTCTGGAACAGTGCTTATAAAATTTTTACCGTAACTGTCATAAAAATCTTGCCGATGATATCCAGTAACGCCTATTATAACCAAACTTGATTTTTTTTCTTCTGGATATTCCATAAAATAATCTATGATGCTTGAAAACACATAAGAATTTCCACGACCAGCCTCGGATAAATTAACAACGGGTATAGACATTTTATCGCCAAGCAATTTTGGCCATGTCGATTCTTTCCCATGTTCTAACTTATATCCACTAGTAAAACTACAGCCACTAGCTATCAATTTGTTAAATTGTGTACTCATAAATTTTTTAACCAATCTGGTATTAATAATTTATCTTTTTCTGGATCAGGTATAGCATATAGATGATTGATAAATGGCAGATTACTATCTACAATAGCTTCATAAAATGTATCAGCAATTAGCTTATGACCAGCTATATTCGGATGTCCATCATCAAGTGAATTTGGAAAACTAATACTGCTCATGCTACGATTATTAAACCATAGATAGCGTGTCATATCTATTTCCATAATCATTGATTTAACAAGTACATCACCTATTACCTCTGAACTTGGAAAAAACGGAAAAGCATCTAACATCAAATAATTTATTTTGTATTGTAAAAAATACCCTTGCATCTTTATCACATGTCTTAGAAAGTTTTTATAACAATAAAGTTCATCATAATGTTTTTTCCAAAACATTCCTTCTATTTCGCTTGGTCTGCGCTTGTTTGGTATAGTAGTAATCAACCCAAGGTGTTTATCAAAGAACTCAATGCGAGTAAAATTAGTAAGTCCTAACACTACGAGTGAATTATATTTGTCTTCTGGATTTAATAAAAAATGATCTATTACGCTATTGAATACATAGTCGTTGCCCATGCCTTGACGACCGTAATTAGTCAGTGGTACACTCAGTTGCCTAGATAAAACAGATGCCCAACAATTTGTTTCAGCATCTCGCAATTTGTAACCAGCAGTAAAACTATCACCACTGGTTATTAATTTTTTTATATTTTCCAACATTCGTTAACTTTCGGCACTATCAATTGCAACCAATCTTGATGTGCAAGGGGTCCTGGGTGTGTGCCACTCATTTCATAATTATTATCAATTGCCCATGGATGAAACGCACTGTCTTTATACCAGCTATTCCAATTTATAGTGTTATATAAACCAAGTGGCGAAATTTCTTTATTTTGTAATTGATCCTTGCGTTCTGTTTTAAAAATATCATTGCTTGCACTGCAGAAAAAATATTCAATACCTTTACTTTCTAAGAAAGCTTGTAGCACTATTATCTCTTTTAATGTTTGATATAGACTGTAAACATGATCGCCTGTCACACTATAGAATTTTTCAGCAGCAATTCGTACACCTGAATTTTCTAACCAATCATGTTGGCGATTAAAGAAATTAACCTTTCCATCATCGCCATCTTTTATATTCATGAGTTTTATTTTTTCTTCTCTGCTTACTCCGTGCCAAGGAGTAAAGTTTGTCCAGTTATTATCAAGTTCGTTTTCTAGATTTGTACTATGTTGCGTGATGCCATCTCGCAATCGTATTTCGTCGCGATGTGTAAATGTCCACATAACTGCAACAACTATTTTCTCATGCTTAAAAGATTGTTTTACTACTTCGCTAATTATTCTGCGACATATAGCACTGTTGCTACCGCCTGGTTTTGCTGCGCAAGCATATTCATAACCTAATTGTTTTGCTAAAAGATAGGACCAGGTCTGCTCACTATAATGATGCGGACCTGATTCTAATTCACTTCCCCATGTAAAGGAATCACCGCCACTTATTAATAATGGCATTAAGCACCTAGAACGCTTTTTGCCTTGTTGTATAATTCAGTGCGTTCTTCAAGACCAATGGTTCCTCCGTTAATAATCTTTGTTGTCTTAACAACATCGTCACTATCAGCGGCTTCGTTGCAGCCGTTTTCTTGGAAGAACCAAGCAGCACTACGAGCAGCACCTTCTGGTGTTGCTAGATAATCACTATCACTTGTTAGGTCTTTGTTAAGTGCTTTGCCACAATTTTCATAGTTGCTCTTGCCAGTCAATTGAATTAAACCACGACCACGGAAACGATAGCCATCACCGCTTGCTTCATCACCATTACCCATGCGGTTAGCATAAACACGGTTAGCAATCTTTTCTGGTTGCTTTGCAAAGTCATCTGGATTTACATCACGGAAATACTTTGGAAATACTTTTGTCAATGTTTCTGCCTTGTAGTTAAGGTTTTCACTAACAGCACTGAACATGCCACTTTCGTGTCCGCACTGTGCAAGAAACATTGCTTCACGATGCAGTGTATTGATTTCAAATTCATTCATTGCTTCGTTAAGAGCATCAACATACTTGTCAAGATTCTCTTCTTTTGCGCCATGAAAAATTTCTTTTAGTTGGTCAATTGTTGCCATGATAGGCTCCTTTTTAAAGATTGTATTAGTATTTACCATTCATAAACTGTCACATAAATACTTACATGTGCGTAGTAATAGCAAAATATTTTAGTGGAACTGGTTGGGTCGGTGTGAAAAACCGTGATCGTAACTATGTACCTGACCTTTCATTCCGTAAGATGCAGAATAAAAATACAGAAACTCTTTATTTTTGGGATGATATCACGCAATACTGTGAAGGTATGAATGATAGCGGAGTATGTGTACTAAGTGCTTCGCTTATGGTGTTAGATGATGAAAAAGAAATCACTGTACGCACAAAAACTCCATCTAAAGATGGTGTAAAAATTAAAAAGGCACTAAAACTTACTGATGTTAAAGCAGTAGCAATGAGTCTTATTAAACAAAAGTTGCCTGGCTGTACTCTTATTTTTAATCGCGAAGAATGTTATCTACTTGAAGGAGCGTGGGCACCTGGCGGATACGAAGACAAAGATTACAAATATAAGATTGAAAAGATAGACCACGATACAACTGTTGCTCGCACAAATCATGGCGTATGGTTAAAGTGGGCAGGTTATCAATATGGCGCAGATGATAGCGAAAGTATGAGTGCTATTAGTAGCCGCAGTCGTTTGCTAATTGCACAGCATGTTGCTGATAGCGCCGAAACACCTGCGCAACTTATTGATTGGCTAACCAAGAAGTATGTTGATAATTGGCAACTTAATGCAATGCGTCTAAGTGATGAAAAGAAAATGATGCGCACCACTGCACAGTTGATGTTAGTGCCAAAAGACCTAACAATGTTCGTGCGTCCTATTCAAAGCAATATCAAGTTTAACTTCTGGAAACTTAATGGCGCAAAGGATAACAAGATGTGGGTTGAATTGCTTACAAACCGTGTGTTGCGCACTGGCGAAGATGACCCATCTATTCCAACTAATCTATCACATATTGAAGATTAAACTGGAAAGTGGGCTAAACCCCAATCATAGGCTTTCCAATACACACCAAACAATACTGCATCTTCGCTGCGTTCAAATGACCACTGAGTGGTATACCCATGCGCTTCGTTAGCATAAGGCCATTTGTTTAGGGTAAACTTAATGTCATTTGACTCACACCATTTATACATCTGGTCAACCCAAAACTGCGAAGCATATGCAGCATGGGCGGCAGGTAGTGTGATATCAATTTTATAAATTTCAGTCATGATTACTTTTTGTGTTTGGTGTCCCCTGCCAGACTCGAACTGGCACTCCGAAGAAGCAGATTTTAAGTCTGCTGCGGCTACCTATTACGCCAAGGGGACATTATCTTTATTTTACACTAATACTATGTATAGAGTCAATTCTAAAAGAACGCCATTCGTCAATGTCAGTTACAAAAACTGCGAGCGAAGTATCGCTAACCTTGCGTTCGCGCTTCTCTTCGCCTTCTACTACAACCACAGGTGGTAGCAGTTCAGGCTTAAGAGTGCAAGGCATAGTGCGCAAATCGCCATTAACCTTAGTAAAAGTTACTTCGCATACACCTTCACGAAGCATATCACGCAGCATATCAATGCTTGGTTGAACTTGCGTATTAAATTCAATATAAGATGTCATTAGTCTATTACCTCTTTAGTTGACTTGGCCAATTCTTTATAGCCTGTTGCAGTAGGATGAATGCTATCGTGACTCAACCAGTTGTTATGCAACTTGATAGTGCCATCATTGAACTCTCGTGCCATATCTTCAATTGCCGCAAATGCAAGCGGAAATAGTTTTTCGTTAGGCAACACCCAGATAACATAATTTGCATCAACTCGTTCACGCAGAACCCATAGCTGCTCTCTGTCACTGACTTTAGGATTATCGTTTGAACCAAGACTTATGATCGCAATGCTACTAGTTGGAAGTTTGGTGCTATATGCTTCAACATAGTGTTCAGTGTTGATACCGACTTTAGCAATAGTTGTGCAATCACGGCGAACATCGCCAAGTCCTTTTGCAATACTATCACCTATAATTAAACAATCTAGCATATCATACTTCCTAAATTTTGGTAGGGGATGCCAGAGTCAAACTGGCTTAAGCACTGTTATGAGCAGTGAGCGTCCTTCACTTCCGCCTATCCCCCATAAATTAATTCTTTTATAGTATATTGTTTTTTTCTAATTTTGTCAATCTCTTTTTGTTTCAATACTATTAAATTTTTTACGACTGCCCATTTTGCTAGATCACGCTCTCGTTCATATCCTTTAACTTCAATAAATTTGTCAAAGTCAGGCAAATAAAAATCTGGAAAATATAAATGCCAATCATTATTCCAAAAGTATGGTATAGGATTTTCAGGTTGTTCAAACTTAATATTATTATCTAACAAAAATTTTCCTACTTCTAATTCCCAATTTCCTTTAAAAATATATCCAGAATGTTCAATATTTTTCACTCTTCCTGATATATTTTTTTTACTATACGAATCAGGATTATTTTTTACAACTTTCTTCATTCGTTCCGATTGTGCTTTTTTATATTCTTCGGTGTTATGTAATTTTTTAATTTTAACAGATATTTTTGTTTTTGTTTCTTCTGTTAGATCACCTTGTTTTATTCTTCCTTTTTTGCCCCATTCTTTTAATTTTTCTCGGTGTTCATCTGTAAAAAAATTAGGTTGACTTCCATTCTCATATTGTTGTTCCAACCAAGTTTTTTGCCTATCAGGATTGTTTTTACATAATCTTTGATGATTTTTTAATGAATTTAAATTTGTTTTAACTGACCCGCAAAATACGCATTCCATTTTTATTATCCTATTGATAATATTATTTAGAAAAAGTTAATAAAAATATTAATTAATGAAGGGGATGATATTAACTTATACTGTTTTGTTTAACCTGTCAAGAAAAAGTTTCTTTAACGCTTTCTCAAAGATTTCACTATTTCCTTCAACACGAGCCAAAAACAATTCGTAAACCAGTGGGTCATCTTTTTCTGGTTTGAAATTTACACCACGAGCCTCTAACTCTTCAATAAGTTCATCATCATCAAAGTCATCTAGATCAACTTCTACTTCTACATAATGTGCCATGATTTATCCTTTGAAATTTGGTAGGGACGCTAGGATTTGAACCTAGTCAAGAACACCCATCTGATGCTAAAGAGTTTATAAAACTCTCCCGTGTACCAACACCCGCCCCCACTATGGTTAGGCAGGTATGTAATGTAACAACTGACCTGCTATTGCGCCAAAGGCAGCAGCACTAACAAAGAATAAGAATTTCTTAAGCATTTGTGTCTCCGTTGTTTGTATTATAACTATATATCATTTTGAAAAATTGTCAAGTATTATCTTTAAAATATTCTTTTAAATATTTGAAGCATGCTTGCTTCACTTTTTCACTTGACCGTTCAAGAAATACTGTATTGGCAATAGACCATACATACCCGTTAGCATCAAACACCACATTGTCACGATAAGGCTTGTTGCAAATCTGACATTGCGGAATAATGTTGCCAGCTTCTAGCGGCTTCTCAGGGTCCATATGACCTTTTTCTAGCACCGTAATAGTTCCGCGCTTGCGATTGTTTGGCTTGTTTTCTTCACTTCCACAACAAGCACACCGAAATTTGTAATGATGCTTAACTGCGTCCCAGTTACCTGTTGTAACTGCAACGGCGCGATTATTTTTCCAATCTGGCGCAGTAAGGTTCATATCTAACAGCGCATAATAACTAGGCTTAAGCTTTGTGCCATCTGGCATTGCGCCATTGCGACTGCGAGCATTGTAACCATTGACATTGCTCATATGACGCAGTGACTGCGCGTCTGTTACTTTTTTGTTTAAAATATTACTAGCAAATTCTAGCGCATCCTTGCCATTAAACGCATGTCCAATATGACAATAAGCATAAAGATAGATCATACTAGTATTGGTACCAAACATAGGCGGTTTAGTTACGCCTAACTGTTTTAGGTTTGCTTCCCATTCACTATAAAATTTATCATAGATTGGTTTTGCTTCATCTAGTGTGGTTGGTAGCGCAATCATATTATTTCTCCAATAACTTTTTATCTAAGTATTTCCATGAGCGACGAGTTTAAAAACCTATATGGCAGTATGCTAGTCAAGGATGCCAAGAGCATTCAAAACGCATATATTAAAGAGTATATCATCGAAAACAAAATTACGCAACGAATATTTTCAGATGAACTGCCTATAGATGTGCAAGATGATTTCTTAGATTTTTATCCTCGTTGGATTGCTAGTAGTAAACTCAATAACTTTAGTGGACTGTTTGCATTTCCGCATCGTTATATCAGCATAGGCACTACACAGTCAATAGATGATTTTCATTTTTGGTGCAAAAAAACAAATCGCACCGTTAAAGTTTTTCGTGGTGAATATCCTTATAGCAGAAATATATCTGTTAAAGAAGGCGACAAATTTATAGATGATAGCGAATTAAAGTGCGGCGATGCTGTTATTATCAGCTTACCATTTAGCGCAACTGGCAACATTCATCCGCAATGGAATGAACTTATGGATACTTGTGATAGGTTGAAAATACCAGTTATGGTTGATGCTGCTTTCTTTGGTACATGCTATGACATCACTGTTGATCTAAGTCGCGATTGCATTGACACCGTTGCATTTAGTCCAACGAAAGGATTAAATTGTGGCAAATGGCGCAGCGGTATTTGCTTTACAAAACGCAGTCCGCTGCATTGTCCGTTGGGCATACAAACCGAATGGCATCATGGCGTTCATCTAAACACTGCAATATGTTATCATCTTATGCAAGCATTCTCACCAGACACAGTTCCGTTAAAATGGAAAGATGCTCAACATCGAGCTTGTGCGCATTATGGATTAACCCCTAGCAAAACAGTGCATCTGACAATAGGCGATGAAAGATGGAAATATTTTGCTAGAGATGATCTTTATAACAGAGTTAATATCTACTCTGCAATCAAGCTTTTTTCTTAACCTGTGATTGAAGGAACATGCGGTACAGTCCAAGTTCGCGACCGAACGCTTCGATCTCCCAAGGCGTGTCCCAATAGTTCATGTTCTCTGGATAATATTTTCCAGCAAAGCGATACATGCGCTTGCGTTCGCTGAAACCAAAATTATCCTGAACATGCTGCTTGACATGCACCATCTCGTGAGCAAGGCCCAAGAGAATAGCGCGTTTTCCCATGCTAGCATCAATCGTAATGGTAAATTCTTTACCATCGTCGTTTACGCAGTCAGCATCGTTGCCGCTGTTTTCTTTGTAGTTCTTTTCAAAGTCAAGATAGACATCAACCTTGTCATGGTTCTTCATAAGATAATCGGCGTAAAATGCCATCGCTGCCTTGACAGTCTTGCGGTCAACTTTGGATGGCTTGCCAGAAATCGTGAGGTACATGGGTAAATCTC